ATGAATGAAACTGATAAAAGCATCGTCTCCCTATTTATCATCGGCACACTGATTGCCGCCGGCAAAGTACTAGCGGGTAGCGAACCCATCACACTTCGACTGTTCGTCGGTCGTGTGATGCTGGGTGGGTTTGTCTCAATGATGGCCGGTATCGCACTGGTTCAATTTCCTGACCTGTCGCCCGTCGCTATCAACGGTATCGGCGCCGCACTCGGCATCGCCGGTTATCAGACGATTGAACTGCTCATTCAACGTCGTGTGCGGCAACTGGATAAGCAAGCCAAATCGGAGAAAAGCGACGATGCTCAATAATTCCCCCAACCTGATTGCATTTCTGGACATGCTGGCTTTTTCCGAAGGCACCGCAACGCACCCTTTAACCCGTAACCGCGGTTACGACGTCATTGTGACGGGTATTGATGGTAAACCGGAGATTTTCACCGACTATCATGATCATCCGTTCGCTAATGGTCGCCCAGGTAAAATATTCAACAAACAAGGGCAACGCTCCACCGCAGCCGGGCGCTATCAACAGCTCTATCGTTATTGGCCGGCATACAAAGCACAGTTAAAACTGCAGGATTTCGGCCCCGATTCTCAAGACACACTGGCTATTCAGTTGATCAGAGAACGAAATGCACTGGAAGACATTAGGCAAGGCCGCATTGCCAGCGCCATTAACCGATGCAATAACATATGGGCCTCTTTACCGGGCGCAGGTTATGGTCAACGCGAGCACAATACAGCGCGTCTGCTCGATATATATCAACAAGCAGGCGGGGAGTTGGCATGAAAAGCGGCATGATCATCGCTGCCATCATAATGCTACTTATCGTCGGCGTCGGTGTGCAGTCCTGGCGGCTGCACGCCACCCATCAACTGGCAGAGCAGCAAGCGCAAACCCTGTCGCTACAGCAAACGGCATTGAATGAAAAATCAACTCAACTGAAAACGCTGACTGAACAAGCTGAACGCAACAACGTTGAGCAAGCACGTCTACGCGACATGGCCGCCGACACCCAGGCAGCACTCTCCGAACGGCAAAAAACAGTAGCGAGATTACAACATGAAAATGAAACGCTTAAACGCTGGGCTGATACTGATCTGCCTGCTGACATTATCCGGCTGCGTCAGCGCCCCGCCCTCTCCGGTGGCCATGCTTACCGTGAATGGCTGCCCCAGACTGACTCCTTGCCGGTTTCCAACCGCCAACCCGCAAACCAACGGTGAACTCAACGCCCTGTTGGACGAAACCGAAGCGGCACTAGCAATGTGTGCCGACCAGGTGGACATGGTTATCGATTGTCAGGCAAAAACCACAGTTGACGTATCGGCCGACCGATTAGCCAGGCCGTCAAAAGAAGAGTGATGGAGTCTGCGACTTACGCGGGCGCGCTGCCTGAGAGTAAGGGAGCATCCAGCTTGATGGCCGATAATAAATTAATAAACGTCTTCATCCGGCCATTCCAGCTCGGTAATTTCCAAGCTTTTGCCATAGCAGCTACATATCGGCAAACGGTTTACAAATCCACTTTCCTGCTCTGCCTTCTGGGCAGGTTTCGCTAATCCACTCACCAATGTGTAACTTGCTGATTGCCATTGAAACTATCCCGCTATATAAAACGGGAGTGTAATACATATAAAAATAATAGCGCGGCCTTACTTGTTACAATAAGAATCAGGCGATATCCGGACATATAACTATCAGTCAAACAGCGTGATGTGACCAAGATATATCGATAGCGTCGGTTACCAATGATTAAAATAAGAAATCAAGATAAGCGTATAAAAAGGATATTAGGAAAATGATTTTCAGGCACAAAAAAAACCGCCTATGGCGGTCATGTTCTTTTAATTATTTTCTTATATTACAAGGCGTTAACGCATGGTGCCCAGAGCGGGACTTGAACCCGCACAGCGCGAACGCCGAGGGATTTTAAAAACCTGTAAGGGTATAGACAGATCAATAACTTACTGAAATATCAGTGTTTCGTCTTTCCGATTATTGGCGATAGCTAACATTAGTCGTGTTTCTGTCGCCACTGAGCATGGCACTAGCTTTAGGTGGCGTATCGCTATCAAGCCGCCGCCCAGAGTTTTGCATATCTACGCACCGTGAATCAGAGGCGATTGTCGTTGCCAAACAGTAACATCGCTGGATGTTGCGACCGCCATAAACTCCCCATTCCAGGAAAAGCCCATGCTGAGAATCTGGTCACGGAAGATACGGCAGCACCCAGTTTGATGGCCGTTAATAAACGCTGACTTATTTGGCGGGCAAAAATAAACGTCTTCATCAGGCCATTCCGGTGCAGCGACTTCCAGGCTCTCACCATAGCGGTTACATACCGGTAATCCACCACCGCATAACCCAGCAATGGAGATCAGCTCACCATCAAGCGGGCCAATGCCAAGGCAAGTCATATTCAGCGAGTCATACCAGGAGCCATATTCTTCATAATCTCTGGCTACACGCTCCCCTGTCTGGCAGTCGATAACCCCACGACCATTGGATGAAACGACTAACAGGTGATGAGTCACTTTTGAGAAGCCGATTTCACTCAATCCGCCAACAGCAATTTCCGCGCGTCGCTCCCATCCTTCTGGAGCAAAAACCGTTTCAATCTGACGAAGCCTATCAGCGACCTGCTCGCGGTTATTATGCTTTGGTTTGAACCAACTAAACATGATGGCTATTCCTTAATTAGCCGTGAAAGCGCCTGATACATCCCTTCGCGCAGCACATCTTTATTCACGGCATAATGCAAAGCACGGTGGCAATTGGGGCATAGCGCCACAGCATTTTCTACCGTGTCGGAACCACCTTCCGCCAAGGGCTTGAGGTGATGCACCTCCAGGTAAGGCCGCCCGTCAGTAAGTTGAAACGGTGCCGGGGAAGCACAGCATTCACATACTCCATTCGACTGTTGCAGTACATAGGCTTTCACCAGCGGATCGCGACTAATCACGGTGGTTTCTCGCACCTTCTGGGCCGGGGCTACGTTCCCCTTGGGCTTGGCTTTTACTCCTTGGGTTAATAACCGGCTAACCTGGGCTTCAAACTGCTGATCGGTCAGTTCGCCGATAGGGTCCAACTCGTTAATAAACACTTCAATGCGCTGGGATATCTTGGTACCAACGTTAGTCGCAGGCGTTAAACCGGGTAACCAATCACGCCCCATATCCTGATAGACGGATGAAATATTCTGCATTCGGAATTCAAAGGATTTTGCGGTACGGCCAAAACGCCCGGCCAGGTCATCATAAATCGCTTTCTTGGCAAACTTTTCCCCAGCCTGCCGTTTTTGCTTCATTGATACATACGCTGCTACCGAGGCTTTTAATTCCTCATCACTCCAGCCAACACGCTGTTTTTCTTCCATCTCACATCGTTTCCAAGCGGTCATAAGGGTTCAGGGTCACAGCGGCATCCAGGTGATCGGGGGCAAAGTGTGCGTAGCGCATTGTCATCTGGATTGAGGTATGCCCTAAGATTTCTTTTAGCACCAGTATATTACCGCCATTCATCATAAAATGGCTGGCAAAAGTATGCCGTAGAACGTGGGTTAACTGCCCTTCCGGTAACTCAATGCGCGCCCGTTTCAGTGCCTGGCGAAAGGCGTCATAACAAGGGCTGAACAGTGCGCCGCGCCGCTGTGGTAAACGCTGAAATAATGCCTGCGAGATTGGTACCGTGCGGTTACGCTTGCCCTTCGTGTTGGTGTAGGTCACGCGATACGGCACAACTTGAGATTGCTTTATCCCTTGTGCTTCGCTCCACCGTGCGCCGGTGGCGAGGCAAATGCGCACAACGTTACCGAGATCGGGATTGTTGGATGCATCGCACTCTGCCAGCAACAAGCGGATATCGTCGTGATACAGGAACGCCAATTCATTCTCGCTTTCCTTGTACTGGCGAACGCCTTCAAGTGGATTCCCGCCTTCCCATTCCCCCAGGCGTTTCAACTCGTTGAATACCGCGCTTAGGTAGGCATGTTCCCGGTTGATGGTGGATTCTTTCACCGGCTTATCAAACCGGCCAAACTTGCCACTTAGCCGCTGCTGCCGATAAGCAGCAAAATCAGCCTTGGTAAACAGGTTAGCGATCGGGTCATTCAGGTTTTCACACAGCATCTGCAATTTACGCAGCCGCGCCTCACCGTCTGACAACGAGCGCCCATGCATATCAAACCAGCGTTGCACCAGTTCAGAGAGTGTTTGCCCGGCAACTTCCGCCTGGCTGGTATCGATAGAATATCCCGCCAGTTTCAGCGACCGCTCAAACGCAGCCGCCTCGCCACGGGTGGTGAACTGCTTGCGAACCCGCTTCCCCGCTCTCCCTTCTGGGTAGGTTTCACTAATCCACTTGCCGCTGGGTAACTTCCTGATTGCCATAGTAAGATACTATCCCGTTGTAAAAACGGGATAGTTTTACTGTATATAAAAACAGTTATCAATGTATAATTGAGTGCTGACCATATAAAAATTATGCAACTACTAACTCATCTTGTTCATTTTCACTAGAGCTAATATTTTCTCTCTCAAGCGCGAGAGATTCCCTATATTCTTTAGCTTCAGCAAAAATAGTCCAGTGTGCATTAATTTTCATATCATCAATAGCAGATTTGATTTCCTTTAACGTTACATTAAAGAACTCTTTCCTATTATTCACTTTATTTAGCTGATTCTCTTTAAATACTTTATGTAAATTATTCTCTAGTGATGGTGCATCTTCACTATAAATCATAGCGTGGACGTCAAAAGCAAATGGCACACTCGCATCGCTGAGTTCATAAATACGCTCCAATGGTTCAAGTCTGCGAGTCATACCGATTTTGAATACATCCTCACCAAACGAACCAATATTACTAATGACATAAACATGACCTGATCTTGTCTGCTGAGCCATTGAAATAGCTCGTTGATTTTTCGCCTCAGCCTCATCATATTTACGTTGTAATTCTTGAAGTTGTTGTTCAAGAGCTAATCGTTGCTCCTCACTCGCATCAAGCATTTCTTTTGTTGCTTTTTCAATGGCTTGCTTTATCGCTTTTTCTTCTTTCTCCGCCTCTTTTATGGCTTTTTCATATTCCCGTCTTGCTTTCTCTTCCTCTCTAAGTTGTTCTTTTATTCTTCTTTGCTCTTCTTTTTCTTGAAGCATGATTTCGTGTACAGCTACAGCCCATTTTAACTCATTAAGTCTTGCCTGAAGGAATGTATCCGTTATTCTAGCAGATCGGAAAGCAGCACCATTATAATTTACAAGGTTAAAGGCATCTTTAATCTCTTGAGCTAATTTACCATAGTTATTATTTTTAACCTTAGATAAGGCTGTATCAACTTTCCCATTGAATGCATCAAGTACAAATTTAATTGCAGTATCTTTCCTTGAGGGTTCAACGTAATCGCAGTCAGCAGCTTTATTTGATTGAATTAACGATTTCGTTAACTGCCGTGCTTTAACCAATTCCTTTCCTGAATCTGAAAATTCATACGCTTCGGCAAGTTCATCTAAAACGCTTTGGTTTGGAATAATCCATTCATCACCATATCCATGTATTTTATTTTTCATTGATTGTGCAACATCTTTAAATTTCTCAGCAAACTCTCTAGCCTCATACGCAGCACCAGCTATTTCCTTTGCTTTATTTTCCGCTGACTGAATTAATGATGTTGCGTTATCATGGGCATTATTAATTATTTCATTGGCTTTTTCGTTAGCTGAGTCTAACTTTTCTTTTGCTTTTAAACGAGCATCCCTTGCATCTTTAGTAATTGAAATAGCTTCAGCAGATGCATTGCTAATAGTCAACTCTGCTTGATGATTAGCTTCATCAATTATGCTTTCAGCTTTTGACATAGCGTTATTAATTATATTTTTAGCTGTAATGTCGGCTGATCTTATCTTATTCTCATAAGTAACAATAGCATCGTGAAGCTCTTGATATTGCCAAAGAGGTTCAGCTTTTTTAGTTATATCTGACAACTCTTGGGATTTCTCTTCTAAAGCTTGAGCTAGAACTGAAGCTCGATGGCTATCTTCTTGGGATTGTATCTTTAGCTCATCAATTTCTTTCTTATAAACTTTTTTCTTCTTAATCTCTTTTATCCATAAAAATAGAAAAATCGGTGAAGAAAATAAAATAGCTAATAAAAGAAACGTTCCTGTACTCATTTCATCCTCTATTTATATCTAAATTTTAGAACAAGGAGTTAGATACCTCGCTCAAACGTAATAACCACCAGTGCAACACCTTTTACGTCGTCTATTGAGCATTCGAATTTGGTGGCATTCCCAGAGACCTAGAGCCGATTGCCGGGGATACGGGTGACGTCATACACATCACATCACCGTCAATATCTAATAACCAGCGGCCATTACTCACTTGTATTACGGCCATATCAGCGATCCAGGCATTATTCCCTTTCTCAATGATGGTCGGTTCAGAGACAGAGTCATCAGGAAGTGTTGTTTCAACGCCCCACCTTTTCTTAGCCTTGGTTAATTTAGCCGTCATTACAATCCTGATGTTTTTCAGCGAGATAGTATGATTCTTACTGCTCTTTTCTTGTGGGCTTTGTGTGTTCTTAGCAAATCCAGGCATAGCAAATAAGGAAATGCTCAGTGTTAGTGAAATGACTAACTTAGATTTATTCAAGCTCATAAAATCTCCTATTAAAGTCTAATCTTCTTTCGGGATTCAATAAATTGATATGAATCGCCAGATGGCATGTCAAAACACTTTTTATTACCACCATAAAAAACAACACTAAATGATTGATATAAGTTTATGACCTCGATTTTTTCAAAAGGAGTATCATCCCATATATCAGGATATTTCTTCGCCACTGAACATACGGCTTTAATTATCTGATGGAATCTTTTGTTATTGACTTTATCACTATCGAGCATTATCACTATCGAGCATTATCACTAAGGCCCCATCATCTACAGCAACTTCATCCATTTCAAATTCATTAAACCCTATCGATTCAAACTCATCGAGAAGCTCATCAGGTGCGGCATACTTCTCCGCATACGAAAGAGCAGGAAGGAGTGATAAGGAAAAGAATACTAAGAAAAAGGCATTCGCCTTCATAATTATTAACATCCATTTATATAATTAGCGAGGTAATCAACTACCTCGCTCAAACGTAATAACCACCAGTGCAACGCCTTTTACGTCGTCTATTGAGCATTCGAATTTGGTGGCATTCCCAGAGACCTGGAGCCGATTGCCGGGGATACGGGCGACGTCATACACATCAACATCACCGTCAATATCTAATAACCAGCGGCCATTACTTACTTGTGTTACGGCCATATCAGCGATCCAGGCATTATTCCCTTTCTCAATGAAGGCAGGTTCAGAGACAGAATCATCAAGAAGTGTGCTATCAACGCCCCACTTTCCAGCATCGGTTAATTTACCGCCAACAATCCTGATCTTTTTCAAAGAGATAGTATCATTATTAATACTATTTTCTGTGGGCTTTGCAAGAGTTGACCGCATTTCCCCAACCCCCATAGCAAGCCACTCTAACGAGGTTCCAGTTTCCAAAGCACATCTAATGACCACTTCACCGGGAAAGTAATTTCTTTTTATCCAAGTGCTTACAGTCCCATTCCCTACATCAAGATGGTCATGTAGCTGCTTCTGAGTTGTGAAGCCGTAAGCTCTCAAAATTCGCTGTACTACTTCTTTCCCACCGTCAAATCGCATAGATAACATTTTCCACTTTTACGCATTGACAGATAACATTTTTGATTTTATCTTGGCGATATATAACAAATGATATCTGACAGTAACTATCATCAGCTAACAGAACAGGATGCCTTATGGACAAGCCACTTTCAATCACTCTGGCAACGCCCTATATCACGCTGCAGGAGTTTTCACGCCTGAGCGGGGTGCCAATGAGCACCTGTTATGAGTGGGTTCACCAGGGAAAACTGCCGATCCGCGAGAAGGCCGCGAAGAAAGAGCGGGTGTTGGTCAATATTCTCGCACTGACGAAAGAAGCCGATTTGCTTTCACGCCTCCCGGCCCTTTAATTCAAATTTGTGAATTTATTATCGATTGGATGAGAAATTTGACCATGTTTGACTACCAGACCGCTAAACAGCCGCTCTTTGACGATGCGTGCCGCAAGTTCGCCAACCAGCAGAACCTGGCAGACGTCGCACGCGCCGTAAACATGCGCCCACAGATGCTGCGCAACAAGCTGAACCCAGAGCAGCCGCACAAGCTCACTTGTGAAGAACTGCTGGCAATTACCGACGCCACCGAAGATGCCACCTTGTTAGATGGCCTGTTAGCACAACTGAAATGTATGCCTGCGGTTCCCATGAACGAGGCCAATGCTGAACGCATCACTACCTATGTATTGCAGGCAACCGCCGCTATGGGTGCCGTTGCAGCGGAAAGCGTGTCTACCGAACGCATGAGCCAAAGCCGCCGCCATGCATTTATCAGCAGCATTAACTCCGGCATCAAGTATCTGTCATTGGTTGGCCTGTCACTGCAAACACGACTCCAGTCAAACCCGGCACTGGCCTCCACCGTAGATGCCATCAGCGGGATTGGCGCGTCATTGAATATCTGAATAACAACAACACCAGGGAAACCACGCGCCGGGCGTGGTGAAACATCCCGGCAACCACTGAGGCTTTATTGCTTCTTCTTTCTGAAGGCGAAGCAATAAACCCTTTAACCATGAATGAGGATGTAACCAATGGGATTTTTTGGCTTTGGTAAGAAAGTCGCAGCGGCAAAAGTCGAACTGAAAAAGGTCGAAAACCGCGATCTGATGGAAGCTATTATCGGCGGCTGTTTGCTGGTCGCGGCTGCTGATGGCGAGATCGAGAAAGAGGAAAGCGACAAGTTGGATCAACTGCTGCGCTCAAATCCACAATTGGCACACTTCGGTAATGAAATCACCCAGGTCATTGGCCGTTTTACCGAACAATTGCAAGCGGGCTTTCGCGTAGGCCGTCTGAACATACTGCGTGAATTGGATGACGTGAAGAACACTGCAAAAGATGCCGAGGAGGTTTTCGTCAATATGCTGACTATTGCGGAAGCAGGCGGCGAGATCGAGCCCGCCGAACAGAAGGTGCTGGAAGAAGTCGGCCGCCGTTTGGGCCTGCGTGTTGAAGATTATCTGTGATGAATAATCTAGCCAATAAATTGCGGCTGGCTGCGGTTCTGCTTCTGGCATTCATGATTGTCGCGGTGGACTTTACTAATTACCTGCTTTCCGCTGTTAGTGATGCGCTATTTGTCGGTGTCCTCATTGCAGTTATCTGGACTCCGTTAACGTCACGCCAGAAATCTCAGAAATAACCATCTGTGCCGGGAACATCCCGGCACCTATTCGCAACTGTCTGAATACGGGCGGTTACTAATAGGAGGAAACATGTACAAGCCAATATCGATAGCGCCTTTCCTCTGGCATCACCAGGCAGAAAGCCGCACACCCGCTGATATTCGTCACGGGAAAGGTAAGCCGGGCATCATTATTCGGCCCGATGGTCGCCGCTGGGCACCACCCAAAGGTACGTTTAACGGTTCACTCAGGAGGGCATCATGAATCAGCAATACGCTTTTACCGCTGGTCACCTGCAAACCATGCCAGCCAATCTGCGGGCCTTGATTGGCAAGCACTTTGCCGGTAGCCGGTGGCATCAATCCTGTGATTTCTATAACCACTTTTCAGAGCGCTATCGGGTAACCGTCTGCTTTCATGCTGGGCTAAACCGTGCAATGGCGGTTTATCAACTGGAGGAAATGGAACAGGAGGTTTGCGAACGGGTTATTTGCGCTTTGGATGAATTGCGTAAAGCCTTTGCCAAATACCGCAGGCATGAAATCAGCGACAGTGCTTTTATTAAGCGCTTATCGATTGGTGAACGCCGGACATTATTTTTTCACGCCGGGCTGACAGCCACGGAATTTAATCAACCTATCTGGCGTATCGAAAGTGAAACTTGCCATTGGCGAGCGCCACTGATTCGTGCGTTACAAGAATTACTCAGCGCCTTTGACGACGCACCGGCGATATTAACCAGCGTTAAACCCGAAATTTATACCCGTTAATCCCAGCCCGAAAAATTAAGGCGCTTAACCGCGTCGGGCTTTCTATTACCTAAAAACGAGGAATACACCATGTTAACCATTGGTGAGGCATACCATCAGCGGCTGCTTGAAGAAACCCGGCAACATACGTTGACCCAGGCCATCAACCAGGCGCGTTTGGAAGAAAAAGCCCATGCCGCCACGCTTTTTTCAAGCCGCTTAGACCAGCTCGCCGCACACGCTCAGAAAGAACACTTGAGCAGTGTGGAAATCATCGAACTGTTACGGCAGGAAGCCGAGCGCATCCAGAACCAGGCAGGAGAACAGATTGATGGCTGACCATATCGATATTTCTCAGGAGCAGCAGGAAACGCTGTTGACCGCGCAAATTCAAAAAGCGCGGATGTCACCAGGCATGGCATCACAGCATACTTGCGAAGACTGCAACGCGCCGATCCCCGAAGCGCGTCGTATCGCGGTGCCAGGTGTGTGCTGCTGCGTCACCTGCCAGGAAATCCGTGAACTGAAACAGCGGCACTACCGGGGAGCGTTATGATTTACGCTCTCCCCATCATCGCACTGGGCAGCGGTTTACTTGCAGGGGCCGCTGCCTGCCGTTTGCTCATGATGATTATGGATTGGCGGGACAACCGCGCATGAGCACACCTCGGGCAAAACAAGCCAAGTCACCACACACGCTACCAGACAAGATAAAAACGCCGGAGCCATTCATCGGCGTTTACCCCTGGAATGCCCCCCGCCCGGCTATTGGCCCCGACGAAAGAGCGCTTACCCGTGATGAACTCCATCAGGGGCAAGCGGTTTTATCACGCCTTCATACCCTGCCCCGCTTTCTCGCGGCTAAATTTCGTACCCGGTTTGAATTCCTGAAAAAGAATCAAGGGCTCCGCTCGGCCTTCCGTTATCTGGTGCTGACTGTTGAGCGCCGGTTGTGGCCGAGGATTGACGCCATTAACCAACGCCACAGCATTGATCAGCATCGGGCGCTGGATGAGTTCGACAGTTTCCGTTACCTGCCGGATATGAGCGACGCTTCGCTGAAAAAATTTGCCCGCCGCATTGCCCGTCAGGTGGGCCAGGCTTATGAAGTACTCAGTGATGACTATCTGGCCGAGCATGGGCCGGATAACACGGTGTTGTTTACTGATACCGCACAACGCGAGCTGTACGGCAAAATCGCCGGAATGAGCCGCGCCTTTAACGTGCGCCCGCTGTACTGGCGGAAATATCGCAAAGGCAAGCTGACCATGCGCGATGCCTTTTCCGCGCTATCTCGCCTGTGCAATGAGGAATGGTGGGAGCGCCAATTGAAAGCCCAGCGTGCCCGCTGGCGTGAAGCGTTCCTGATTGCGATCGGCGACGTCAACAAAGATATCTCACCTTATGCCAGCGCTCAGGCAATACGTGACGTGCGCGCCCGCCGCCTGGCCAACCTCGATTTTCTGAAAAGCTGCGAGGTGGAGAACACCACCACCGGGGAGCGCTTCGACCTGATAGACAAAGTGATGGCGAGCATATCCAACCCGGAGATCCGCCGCATGGAGCTGATGAGCACCATTGCAGGCATTGAACGCTACGCCGGTCAGCAAGGCCACGTCGGCATGTTTGTGACAATCACGACGCCTTCCAAGTATCACCCTACTCGCATCATCGGTAAGGCCCGCCGTGTTCAGTTCAACCGAAGCTGGGACAAAGAAGCCTTCACCCCGAAAGACGGCCAGCGCTATCTGGTGCGAGTGTGGAGCCTGATGCGTACTGCCTTTAAGGACAACGACCTTCAGGTTTATGGTATGCGCGTGGTTGAACCTCACCACGATGGCACACCGCACTGGCATATGATGCTTTTTTGCCGCAAAGAGCAACGCCAGCACATTATCGACATCATGCGCCGTTATGCCTTGAAAGAGGATGGAGACGAACCGGGCGCATGGGAAAACCGCTTTGACTGCAAGCACCTGAACAAAGGCGGCGCGGCCGGGTATATCGCCAAGTACATCGCCAAAAACATTGATGGCTACGCGCTGGATGGCGAACTGGACAAAGACACCGGCAAGCCGCTGAAAGATACTGCAGCAGCGGTAACCGCCTGGGCGGCCACCTGGCGAATCCCACAATTCCATCCTATCGGTATTCCGACAATGGGCGCTTACCGCGAATGTCGGCGTATCCGTGATTGCTCGCTAGCCGAACAGTTTGACGAACAAGTGGAGGCTGTTCGTGCTGCCGCTGACATCGGCGACTTTGCCGCCTACATTGACGCTCAGGGCGGTGCTAATGTCCCCCGCGACCAGCAAACGCTACGGGTCGCCCGGACAGCCGCCGCCAATCTCAACGCCTACGATGAAGAAGTGCAGAAGGTAATCGGGATTTACTCGCCGCGTTATGGTTTTTCCCGCGTATTTACCACCCGTGCCGACGAATGGCGCATTGTTCCTAAAGCCGTTGACGTTGGGGGGTTGCCGTTAAAAAGCGGCTCTGCCGCGCCTCGGAGTCCTGTCAATAACTGTGGGTGGGCAGGTCGAGCGCCGGGGGAAAATCGCATTATTGAGGCGGAAAATCGGGCTTCTGACGGACTTTCTGGGAGTCCTGTCAATAACTGTGGGTGGGCAGGTCGAGCGCCGGGGGAAAATCGCATTATTGAGGCGGAAAATCGGGCTTCTGACGGACTTTCTGGCCCTCTTCCGGTGCCTTTCAACTGGAATGATAGTGAGCTTGTCGCGTCGCTGGCTGCGTTTGCCAGGGCGCACACGCCACGACATCGCACATTACAACGGCCTATTCCTCCCTCAACGGACATCCCGCGCACGCCGTCTGCCCGGTTGAGCATGGCACAACGCCAGCAACTGGCCCGATTGCAAACGGCACTACAGCAAAAAGGCATCCAGACCAGCCGCCAGGAACGGGAAGCACTGCTAAGAGGGGCAACATTACGGATAGAGGGTGAAGAGATCCGCTATCAGCCGCCGGATGACGGCTGGGAGTGGTGAGCACGCATCTGTAAATTGATGGTATTCTAAGCTACTATTGGCCTATAGGTCGGTTGTCAAAGAGGCACTCCGGCATAACAGTGTCGTTTTCTGAAAGTTGAAGGTTGTGGTTATGAAAGCACAGATTAAAACAATGACGGTTCCGGTAATTGTCTCGGCATTACTGGCGTCTTTAGCGCCTGTGCCTGCGGCCAGTACGGTTTTACCCACAACAGCCATCGAGTTACATAAATCGAAAAGGCTCGTCCCTTCATTGACGTTCAACCTGGAAAACGGACAGGTATTTTTGCCATTGTCCGAAGCCACGGCTTATCTGCAAAGCCTGAACGAGCACAAACAACGCATACTTTCCGAAGCGATTGCACAGCGACAAGCTAAAGGGAGCGGCAGCCTGTTCAGCAATACCAGTCAGCTTATCAAACTGGCACAAGAGAATATTGATCATGCCGTTCGCATCAAAGAAGCGATCAAGATAGCGCTTTCACCTGAAAAGCTATCGTTGCACTACCCCGATGCGGATGACCGTGAAGAATTCCGTACTGAGTTGGTGAAGTTTGGCCGCGCCGTGGCTACATCCGAATACACTGCACGAGATATTCTTTCCGCGATAACACAGAGCCAGCCATCAGAGAAAGTTTATCACCCTGACTCGTTACCGGCTGTCGAAGACGTTCGGGCCATGATCACCGCTGAACACAAAAATCTGGGCTTATCGGCACCGGAATTTTTGTAATGCCAGTCACCGTTACCGTTCACCCAGATGTAGAGTTTCCTGATACCGCCAAGCAATACGCAGGATTACTTCAGCATTGGAAACGTACCGACGAATTACCGGATATGTTTGGCAACGAAGGGCGTTGGGAAATGAACCGACGCACTATGGATTCCCAAATCTATAAACTTCACATCCGTATGCCAGATGAGGTGCCGTGGAAGAAGCATAAAGCACAGATAGACCGGCATTCTAACCACTATCTGGTATATACCCGCCACTGGTTGGATAGCGATCGTTATCAGGTGATCAGCATTATGAGCCCCAACGGGCACGAACTGGCGCGCACCTCTTTTCTTGCTGAGTTAGAACGCCGGGCGGAAGAGTTCCAAAACGGCTGATGGTGTTCAGCCGCCGGACGACGGCTGAGAATGGTAGGGTTAAGGTTAACTACAGGACTAATTCGATTATTTTTTTGGGGAGCGTTCCAAACCAACCGCCTGTTCTGCGGCCATCCGTGCCACTTCCTCTAAAATTTCTCTTGGCGTATAAAATTTATCTGTTGATCGTGCAGACAAAATCATCCCTCCAGCCCCCGGTAATGCTGGCGTATTCATCGCATCTTTAATCAGCGCTTCTTCGATAGCTGCAACAACCTCCGCATTAACCGAACGCTTATTTTTCTCAGCCAAAGCGTGCAACTTTGCCTTTAGGTCTTCCGAAAGACGGATGTTTATTTGAGGTTCTTTCCGAGCCATCTGGTTCTCCCCCATGCATGTTTATTGACATGATAGCACCGTGCTAATATGCTTTGAATGGTATAACGGTGATACCATAAACATGGCGAAGCCCCGACTACTCGCAATAGCCGGGGCTTCTGAATCGTCCGCATCCAGGCAAGGAAAACGAACATGAAAACTCTACCATCAAATGACTCATCACACATCACGCCAGAAGCGCTACCTTCACTTAAATATCACGGCGTACCTGTCATCACCACTGAGGCGCTGGCCGTTTTGTATAGCGCGGATGTAAACCGCATCAAGGTAAATCATTCAAGAAATAGCCATCGGTTTATATCTGGTAAACATTATTACAAGTTGGAAGGGGAAGCGCTGCGAACGTTTAAGAACAGGGTTACCAAAAGTAACCCTGTTGCATTCAGATGCGTGGTTGGCAAGAACGCCAGAAGTTTACTCCTCTGGACAGAGCGCGGCGCTGCACGTCATGCAAAAATGCTGGAAACAGAGCAAGCCTGGGATGTATTCGAAAAGTTAGAAGAGTGCTACTTCCGCCAATCAGCAGCGCTACCAACCGCCACGGCATCCGCGGATTTATCGTTAGGTTTTATCGACGATCGCCGGGTCGCGGTTGAAGGTATGACAGTAACGCAACTTAACGCACTGTTTAGTACCGTTGAATACTTACAGATGGAGATGTGGCCGCATCTGATGGCCGTATTCCCGCATCTAAATCAGCGCTATATCGATACCTTTGTTACGCTGCGTAGTCTGATGTTCTTAATGCGCGAACTGCGAAACCAATGCAGGCACGAAGCGGAACGCCAGATTTACCCGTCCTGATGATGACAAGAGAAGCCCAGCAACTGGGCTTCTTTCCTATCTCTTTACGCAACCTATTGACGATAATTACATTTTGTAATTTACTGTATATAAATACAGTATAGAGGTAGATATGGACACCTTAGAACACGCACAGCTTGCACTGGTTCGAGTGCAATTTATCGCTGAGATAGCGTTAACGGCTGACTGCGATAAAAAAGACCTGCAAATGGCCCTTGCTACTATTTCTCACCTGGTTGACGTACAACTCAAAGAACAACACCAGGCAGAGAGCACTCCCGCTATAGGTCAGAAAAATTAACTGATCGTCTCGCTATCCGGTGCATAATCGGCTAGCCTAAAAAACGCCTTTCTGTGCATGGATCCGCATGATCCAGACAGCACGGAAAACCGCAATCCCTTCCAGCCCTGCCGCGCTTCCGGCCGGTTCATGCATATGCATGAAAACCACTACGTGAAGCGGGCAGGCGCGGCGGGGCCACGATTGCGCGCATCAAGCCTTAAAACAAAATCTGTACTACCAAAAATAAGTAACAGAACATGATTGTGTCGAATCCTGACATCACTTTTTAGAATAAAGGAGAATCGCAGCATGGCAACTCTGGTTGAAAATTGCCCAAGATGTGGCTCACAGAAAATAGCGTTTGATATAAAAGGGGCAAATTGCTGTGCCGCATATGAGGAATCTTCTGGTAATTATTTTTTTGAATATGAAGTGTATTGTGTATGCAGAGAATGCCAAAAAACCACAATGTTCCTTTGCGAGGGCATTAATAAAAACCAAGCACTGGACTCAATCAATTGGTCTCTTGCTTTCAAACTCACGGATGTTGTTACAGTCAAGCATCCAATAACCCCTGCTGATCTTAATGTTGAAGACCCACCTGACTTTCTACCACAGCATATCGATGCTGCTTACAAAGAAGGAGCAAAATGTTTAGCGATTGGCTGCTACAATGCGGCCGCAACTATGTTTAGGCTTTGTCTTGATTATGCAACTAAGGGATTACTCCCCGATGGTGATGAGGGGCCAGCACAGAAGATAAGAAGAAGTTTAGGATTAAGGATGGAATGGTTGTTTGATAACAACATATTACCTGAAGCACTGAGAGAATTAGCTGAGTGTGTAAAAGATGATGGTAATGATGGAGCACACGAAGGCATTTTAGACCAAGCGGCGGCAGAAGATCTTGAAGAGTTTACTTATCTGTTTCTTGAGAGACTTTATACCGAACCTCAACGTCTTGCTGAAGCCAAAGCAAGACGTGAAGGACGTAGAAAAACAGAGTAGTAATCCCGAGGGCCACCCATTAATCGGTGCCAAGGTCGTAAGGTGAAAAAAGAATAACCTCTTCTCCGAGCCAGTCGTTTAACTCTTCAAGACGCTTTTGTAATGAAATTAACTCGTTACGAACAAAGACGCGACTGGCCTTTTCCACATCCCCAAATCCCCCGACATTATTTGGGATAATCCCCATCATTTGCGGCGGTACGCGGTGCGCGGCCAGCATGTCATCACGGCTGACGTTCTTGATGTTCAGGAACTCGTCTTTGGCCGCCACTTCGGATACCGGGATCACCTTCACCGAATCCGGCTTGCCGTTCGGTGAGTACAAAAACAGATTGCGAAAGTTGCCCGGCCCTTTGGCGCTTTTCATGGCCTGGCGGATGTTGTTCACGTCTTCCTGATTCTGCTGGCCATCGCTCATGTACAGGATAAAACCTGCGTGACTGCCGTTCAGGTAATACTTACGCCGGAATAACGTGGCGGACTCGTTCAACAGTGCCGACGGAATGGCGGACAGGTATTCCGGCAAACCATAAATTTCTTGCCCCAGGTCAGGCTCCATCAGGTGAAACACGCTGCGCGGTTCAAACTGATACGGTTGGCTGTTGTAGCCGTAGCGAGCAAACCAGTAGGTGTCCAAATCCAGCCCGCGCCGGGTGTATTTCGCCAGGGCCGGTTGTAGTGACAGCAAGCCGCCGAGGCGGTTGGTACGCTTCTCCAGGTAAGCATTGCCGAACACCAGATAATCCTGCACAAACCGGCTGAATGCCTGCTGGCTTAACAGCGGGTGCGGAATAAAGGTGCTGGTCAGGATGTTGCGCTTCACGAAAATCGGCGAGCTGTGGTGTACCGCTGCTCGGAACGTCCGGGCCAGTCCTTCAAAACTGATTGGCGGTTCATACCAGCGATCGGTGCGCACGCATTCGATATAGTCCAGCAACTCGCGCCGGTCGAGCACCGGGATCGGGTCACCAAAGGAAAAGGCTTCCACACCCGCAGGGGCGGCGGTGAGCGTTGCGGGCAGTTGTGGTTTGCGGCGTTTCGCCATTAGAAAATCTCCACGATGTTATGGCTGTTGGCGTTCTCACCTTCCAGCGGTTCATTAAACAAGGCGTGCATGGTGGCCCAGGCCAGGTCTGCATGGCTGGCTTCTTCGCTGCGGCTCGCCTCATAGGTTGGTCGGCTGCCGCTGGCGGTCATGGCTTTGCGGATGGACATAAAGGATTGGGCAATGTCGGTATGACCGGCATCGAACTCCAGCCGCCGGTGGCTGATCACGTCATAGGCTTTCAACACCAGGGCGTTTTTGACGTTCGGGTTGTAGACGAATTCCCGCGCTGCCGGGAAAAACTGTTTCACGTTCTGGTAGACGCCGTGGCCGACGCCGGTTGAATCGATACCGATATACGTCACGTTGTACTGCTCGGTCAGTTTTTTGATGGCTTCCGCCTGGGCGCGAAAATCCATACCACGCCACTGGTGGCGCTCAAGGATGCGGAATTTACCGCCCGGCACACGCGGTGGAGCTAATACCACGCAACCGGCACTGTCACCGTTTTGGGTGCCTTTGGCCGGGTCATAACCAATCCATACCGGATAATGCCCGAAAGGCCGGATAAGCAGCGGCTGAAAGTCTTCCCAAACCTCCCAACTGTCCACCATGCACGCCTGCATATCCGAGAGCGGAAACACGGATGCCAGGTCGTCGATAAACTCGCACATCAGCAGGTTTTGATAGTCGGCCGGGCTGTAGCGCAGGCGCAACTGTTCCAGGTCGAACAGGTTGCAGCCGCCGCGCACAGCGTCTTCTACTGTCACTATCTGCCGGTATTGCCCGTCTGGACACAACACACCGGGGGCCAAATGCGCGTGCGTCAGGTCAATGTCGATACGGTCGGCCTTGGCGCGGCCCCGGTTAAACAGGGTGCCAGACCAGAATGGATAGGCGCTGTGGGTCAGGCTGGATGGCGTGGAAAAATAGGTCTGTCGCCACTGTTTGTGTAACGCCATCCCTGACGCCACTTTTTGCAATTCCTGAAATTTGGGGATCCAGAAATACTCGTCCAGATACAGGTTGCCGTGGTAGCTCTGGGCGGTGCGGGCATTGGTACCGAGAAAATACAGGGTTGAACCATTGGGCAACGTCATCGGGTCGCCTTTCAGCTCGACATCCACCTCACGCGCAAACTCAATGATGTATTGCTTGAATACGTGCGCCTGCGCCTTGCTGGCTGACAGAAATATCTGGTTGCGGCCCGTAGTCAACGCATCAATCAGCGCCTCGCGGGCAAAAAAGTAGGTCGCGCCAATTTGGCGGGATTTCAGCAGGTTGCGAACGGTGTATTTATTACCGGCTTCCCACCAGTGCCGCTGATAGTCGAACATGCCGTGATGGAATACATCGACCAGTTTCTCTATCTGTTCATCGGTGAAAACGTTTTTTTCCGGTGGCTTACGCGGGCCGCTGTTGCGGTTCGCCACCTTGGGGTTTAGGTCGGCCTCGTTGCCGCCGTTGTTATATTTACCGATGCGGGCGTGTCGTTCGGCCTGCCGGGCCAGCAGGTCGATTTCCTTAAAGTCTTTCCCCTCTTTGACCGGCTTCATGATGAGCTGGCAATAGCGCGCCGCCGTGGTGAGCTGCATTTGGTCAAGTGGGCCGTAGTCGCCCCACTTGTCGCGCTTCTTCCAGCTATGAACGGTCGCAGGTTTCTCCCCCAGCATTTCGGCAATGCGGGCGATGCGTAATCCCTGAAACCATAAAAACATCGCCTGACGGCGGGGGTCGAGGTCGGTGTGTTGCGCTGTCGTTTCCATGCCCGCAAGACTACGGCCTGACCCGCCTGCTCTGCCGCTCTTGCCCATTGTGCTGTCTGGCGCACAATGCCGCCGCGTTGTCTCTTCCCCTACTGTCACCGCACCCTAAAGGCTCTCTGATTGTCCTGATGATGAACTGGAGCCTGAACATGGCAGCGAAAGCAAACGCACGTCGATTCCGAATTGGCGTGGAAGGGGCCACCACTGACGGCCGCACGATTGAGCGTGCCTGGCTGGAGCAGATGGCCGCCAACTATGATCCGGCGGTCTATACCGCGCTGATCAACATGGAGCACATCAAAGGCTATACCCCGGACAGCCCATTTCGCCGTTACGGCAAAGTTGAGGCGCTGGAAACCGAAGAGATTCAAGACGGCCTGCTAAGCGGCAAGCTGGCGCTGTATGCCTACCTCGCCCCGACTGATGACCTGATCGCCCTCACCCAAAAAGGGCAAAAGCTGTTCACGTCGATGGAAGTCAACCCGGATTTTGCCGACACCGGCTCTGCGTATCTGGTTGGCCTGGCGGTTACCGATGACCCGGCAAGCCTCGGTACTGAAATGCTGACCTTTAGCGCGGGTGCCAGACAAAATCCGCTGGCCGCCCGCAAGCTGTCACCGGGCAACCTGTTTACCGCCGCCGAAGAAACCCCGCTGGTCTTTGAGCCCGACGATAACAAGCCATCGTTATTCAGCCGTATCTCTGCGCTGTTCGCTAAAAAACAAACCTCAGACGATGCGCGATTCAGTGATGTGCATCAGGCGGTGGAGCTGGTGGCACAGGAACAACAGCAACTTGCCGGGCAGGTACAGCAACACAGCGCGCAACTGGCCCGACTGGCCTCGCTGGAAGCCGACCTGCAGGCGCATAAAACCAAACTGGCGAGCCTGAAAGAAACCTTGAGCCAGCAGGACCGCAACTCAGCATTTCGCCCGTTGTCCACCGGCGGTGCAGATACCGCGACCGTTCTCACCGATTGCTAAGGAACTCAGACCCGATGAAGAAAGAGACCCGTTTTAAATTTAACGCCTACCTGACGCAATTGGCCGCCCTGAACAACGTCCCAGTGGAAGATGTCGGCACCAAGTTCACGGTAGAGCCGTCGGTCAGCCAGACACTGGAAGACAAGATCCAGGAGTCATCCGCGTTTCTGACCATGATTAATATCGTGCCGGTGGATGAACAATCCGGCGAAGTGCTGGGCCTGGGTATTGGTCAGACGGTGGCAGGAACCACGGACACGACGCAGAAAGAGCGTGAGCCGACCGACCCGAGTTACATCGACGGCAGCGGCTACAAGTGTACTCAGACCAATTTCGATACCGCCTTGCCCTACAGCAAAATCGACCTGTGGGCTAAGTTCCAGGATTTTCAGACCCGCATTCGCAACGCGATTGTCCAGCGTCAGGCGTTGGACCGCATCATGATCGGCTGGAATGGTATGAAACGCGAGAAAACATCCGACCGTGTGAAATACCCGCTGCTGCAGGATGTGAATATTGGCTGGCTGGAAAAAATCCGCCAGGAAGCCCCAACCCACGTCATCAGCAATGTTGTGGATGACAACGGCCAGGAGATTTCCAAAACAATCCGGGTCGGCAAAGGTGGCGACTTTGACAACCTCGACGCGCTGGTGATGGCAGCGGTAAATGAAAAAATCGCCGTGCAATACCAGGACGACACCGACTTGGTGGTGATTTGTGGCCGTCAGTTGCTGGCTGACAAGTATTTCCCACTGGTCAACAAAGAGCAGGCGAACAGCGAGAAGCTGGCAGCAGACCTGATTATCAGCCAGAAACGCATGGGCGGATTGCAGGCAGTGCGCGTGCCCTTCTTCCCGGCCAATGCACTGCTGGTAACACGGCTGGACAACCTCTCTATCTACTGGCAGGACGGCACCCGTCGTCGTGCGGTTATCGATAATCCGAAACGCGACCGCGTGGAGAATTTCGAATCGGTCAATGAAGCCTACGTGGTGGAAGACTACGACTGCACGTGTCTGGTGGAGAACATCGCGCTGGGTGAGTTTGCTGAAAGCGCTGCCACCGATGACGCCAACGCCGGGGCGTAATGATGGCGCTTAATCCATTCCAGCGTCACACCCGGTTTATTCAGGGGCAACAGGCCGCCCGAACCGGCGGCACTGCGCGCCCACTGTCCGGCTATGACCGCATGTTGATGCAACTCACCGAAGACCAGATCCGCCTCAAACGCATTCAGTCTCAGGAGAAAAAAGCCGAGCTGAAACGCCAGTTGCTACCTGTCTACGCGCCTTGGGTGGCAGGCGTGATCGCCGCTGACGGTACGCATCAGGACGATGTGCTGATGCATGTCATGGTCTGGCGTATTGATGCGGGCGACTACGACGGGGCGCTGACGATTGCTCGCCATGTGCTGCGCCATGATTGGGTCATGCCCAAACGCTATACCCGAACCACTGCCTGTACCGTGGCGGAAGAGTTCGCCGACGCCGCGATGCGGGCATTCATGGCACGTCAGCCGTTCGATGCCGGGTTGCTGCAAACAGCGCTGGAACTTACGGCTGATGCTGATATGCCAGACCAATCTCGCGCCCGGCTGCACAAATCATTGGGGTATGCGTTGCGACTTGCCGATCACCCGGCACCGGCACTGGTCAACCTGCGGCGGGCGCTGGAGCTGGATCAACGGTGTGGCGTGAAAAAAGACATTGAGCAGTTGGAGCGACAACTGCGCAACGCCGGAAACGGCGGATAACCGAACGTGCCCACGCACCGGGCGGCACGGGGTAGCGACAGGCATTAGCCGTATCAATACCCCGTCCACCGCCCACCCATTTGAGGATGCCATGAGCTTTATTGCGCCTGAGTCCGCGCCCTCACAGCCGGACCTGATTAAAAACACCGCCTTTTGGCCCGATCTGGATATGGCCCACTTCCGTGATGCGATGCGCACTGACGGCACGGTGACACCGCCCCGGCTGCGGCAGGCAGTACTAACCGCCATTTCTGAGGTCAATGCGGAGCTGTTCGACTGGCGGCAACGCAAACTGGCTGACGGGTATACCTCACTCGCCGCCGTACCCGGTGAGCAACTGGACGGCGAGCCGGAGCGCCTGCACCTCTACCGTCGCGCCGTGTGGTGCTGGGCGCGGGCCAATCTGGCAGAGCGGTACCGTGACTATGACGCCACAGCCACCGGTAACAAGCGAGCCGATGCGCTGGAGCCTGCGATCGATGACCTGTGGCGGGATGTTCGCTGGGCATTGAGCCGTCTGCAATCGCAACCGCATGTGATTGTCGAGCTGATTTAATGCAGGTACGGACGCAGCAACACGACACCGTAGACGCGCTGTGCTGGCGTTACTACGGCCGCACGGCAGGGCTGACCGAGCAGGTATTAGCGGTGAATCCCGGTCTGGCTGATATCGGCCCGATCCTGCCGCACGGGTTGTTGGTCGAACTGCCGGACGTGGCACCGGTCGCCACGCAAGAAACCCTTCAACTCTGGGACTAACGTATGAATGAAAGTGATAAAAGTATTGTGACGCTGTTCATCATCGGCATGTTAATTGCCGTCGGCAAGGTGCTGGCCGGTGGTGAGCCTATCACCGTGCGGCTATTCCTCGGCCGTGTTCTGCTGGGCGGCTTTGTCTCTACGATAGCCGGTGTAGCACTGGTGCAATTTCCCGACCTGTCACCGCTTGCCATTAACGGCATCGGCGCGGCATTGGGTATTGCGGGTTATCAAACCATCGAACTGCTGATCCAACGGCGTGCCAGGCAACTGAGCGATAAGGCGGGTCGCAATGAATAATCACCCTAACCTGCAGGGGTTCCTGGACATGCTGGCGTTTTCTGAAGGAACGGCCAACCACCCGCTGACCCGTAACCGAGGCTACGACGTGATTGTGACCGGTTCAGACGGCAAGCCGGAGGTTTTTACCGACTACCGTGATCATCCGTTCGCTAGTGGCCGGCCGGCGAAAGTGTTTAACAAACAGGGCCAGCGCTCCACCGCCGCCGGGCGTTACCAGCAGTTGTACCGCTACTGGCCGACGTACAAAAAGCTGTTACGCCTGCCGGATTTCAGCCCGGCATCACAGGATACGCTGGCGATTCAGCTTATCCGTGAGCGCCGGGCGCTGGATGACGTACTGGCCGGGCGTATCGCCTGCGCGATCGTCGCCTGCAATAACATCTGGGCATCGTTGCCCGGCGCGGGTTACGGCCAGCGCGAACACGCCCTTGATCGTCTGCTGGTGGTGTACCAGCAATCAGGCGGAAAGCTGGCGTAAACCTCTCACACCTATCACAGACAACAACATGAGGTCGTTATGAACTATCTACTTGAAAGACTGAAAGAACCTTCCACCTGGCGCGGTATCATTATGGTAGTGGCTGGGGTGTTTGGCGTACAACTGGGTGCCGACACCCAGGCGCTGGTTATCTCCGCCGGTGTCACGGCTGCTGGGCTACTGGGTGCGGCGTTGCCGGATACCTGGAAATAACCGATGAAAAAACCGCAGTCACTCCGTAATGCACTGACAAGCGCCGTGATCCATCTGCGGGAGAACCCGGAGTGCCTGCACTTATTTGTGGATGAGGGCGCAGTGATCAGTACACTGGCCCCTTCGCTCTCCTGGGAATATCGCTACACCCTGAATGTCATCGTGACGGATTACGCCGGAGATCCGAATCTGCTGATGGCCCCTATCCTGAGCTGGCTGAGAGATAACCAACCCGATATCATGGCCAACACGGAGAACCGGGAAAAAGGCTTTACCTTTGAAGTCGATATTCTCAACCATACCGCGTGTGACATCAGCATTAACCTTAAACTGACCGAACGCATTCAGGTGCGAGCCGATAACGGTCATCAGGTGGTCGAAGCCCTGTCAGAACCCGGTGAGCCAGACGATTACTGGATAGATCGCCGTGGATGACTTTCAACACGTTGAGGGGTGGCTGGCGGCCTTACTGGCAAAACTCACGCCAGCAGAACGCAAAACCCTGCTGCGTGAAGTGGCACGCGACTTACGCAAACGCCAGCAAGACCGCATCCGCCTGCAACAGAACCCGGACGGCAGCGCATTTGAGCCGCGCCGGGTGTCACCACGCGAGAAGCCCGGCCGCATCCGGCGGCAGATGTTCCGTAAACTACGCACCGCCAAATACCTAAAAGCGACCGCTACGGCCAACGTGGCCGAGGTCGGTTTTACCGGCAATGTCCAGCGCATGGCGCGGGTGCATCATTATGGCCTGCGGGATAAAGTGCGAGAGCGCGGCGCCGTGGTGAAATACCCGGCGCGGCAGTTGTTGGGGATGGATAGTGCTGTATCTAACGCTTTATTAGCTAAGTTAACAACGCTTTTACGTTAAATATTCGTAGGCTTTAGCCTTCTCCTTTTCATAGTACTTAAAAATCTTACTTCTAATATAAAGACTAACCCACATATCAATTATCACATATGTGAAAGCAAGCAAGAAAGCAAAATAAGAAACATATATAACCACTTTTAAAATATTAGTTTCCTCAATTTTTCTTGCAATTTCATCGAAATACTCCTTGTGCCCTATACTATTACAAATAATCTCAATAAGCTCTTTGGATATATGAAGCTCATTTGATAGCTCGATATTGTTTCTTTTGCATACTGATACATCAAGCCCCCACATTTTACCACCATACACATTTCTCGCTTTATCTTGAGATAACAGAAACATCTCCCTCTCACCCGCATTTTCATAATATAAATCTGCCCAACCGCTTGGCACCTTCAAGGCATGCTGATTAACAAAGGTAGCAAGTGACACTAGAAAGACAATAAAAACCACAGTGAATATTACAGCAGAGAAATAATCTATTTTGTTATTGGCTCTATATGCCTTTGTTGCTGAGAATGAATAACCAAACCCTAACATCCAAGGCTTCAATCCATCAATGAGTAGTAAACTCTCTTTCTCTTTGGGGACTGAATTAAATTTCTTAATTAAAATTCTAAAAAAATAAACAACGATAGGAAATAACACCCCCCACAGTGGAGCACCTACAATCTCATTTACCTGTTTTATCGTATCCATAATTTTCCAAAGCTAAAAAGCAACCAACTGAAAAATAACAATGGTAGCGTGATTTTTGTTTGATTAGCCATACAAAACCAACTGTTAGTTATCAAAATTATCTCATGGGATTCTCTCCCCATGAACGCACAAACTACCGAAATCATGCGCCTATTGCTGAACCTGATCCGGGTCGGCGTCGTTATCGACGTTGACCCAGATAACTGGCTGTGCCGGGTTCAAACGGGTGAATTACAAACCGGCTGGTTGAACTGGCTGACTACCCGCGCCGGGCGCGCCCGCACCTGGTGGAAACCCTCGCCGGGGGAACAGGTGTTGCTGCTGGCGATCGGCGGCGAATTGACTACCGCCTTTGTGCTACCCGCCATTTTTTCAAACGACAACCCGCCGCCGTCCACCTCGGATGATGCACTGGTGACGGTATTCCCAGACGGTGCACGCTTTGAGTACGAACCGGACAGCGGACAGTTGCTGATTAACGGGGTAAAAAGCGTTGTGCTGAACGCGGATACGCTGACGCTCAACGCGGCAGTGACTATCAACGGCCCGGTCACCCAGCAGAACGGCAGCCTGTCGTCTAACGGTGTAGTCGTGCATACCCATCAGCACGGCGGTGTACAGAGCGGCGGCAGCAATAGCGGAGGGCCGGTCTGATGCGCTACTTAGGCATGAATCAACAGACCGGCGGACGGATCAGCGAGATGGCGCACCTGCGGCAATCAATCCGCGACATTCTGCTAACCCCTATCGGCTCGCGTCTGGCGCGTCGTGAATACGGCTCGTTACTTTCCGAGTTGCTGGACCAACCGCAGAACGCCGCCACCCGTTTGCAGGTAATGGCAGCGATTTATGGCGCGCTGCACCGCTGGGAACCGCGTTTGCAATTAACCGCGATTGACCTGACGACGACGCTGGACGGCCGCATGGTGGCCGACCTGACAGGCGAACTGGTCAGCGGCCAGTCTGCCGCTCTGTCCGTTTCTCTGGGGAGTGATGTATGAGTGTTATCGACCTGTCGCAACTGCCCGCGCCGGATATCGTCACGGTACCGGATTTTGAAACCGTGCTGACGGCTCGCAAAGCGGCGTATCTGGCGTTGTTCCCGGCCGATGAACGCGACGCGGTAGCCGCCACGCTGGCGTTAGAATCAGAGCCGGTGGTCAAACTGCTACAGGAAAACGCCTACCGGGAAATATTGCTGCTACAGCGTATCAACGAAGCGGCGCAGGCGTGCATGGTGGCGTATGCGCTGGGTAACGATCTTGACCAGTTAGCCGCCAATTACAACGTTGAGCGCCTGACGGTAACACCGGCGGATGAAACAACCGTGCCGCCGGTAGATGCAGTGCTGGAGAGTGACGACGACTTACGCCAGCGTATCCCGGCTGCATTCGAGGGGCTGAGTGTTGCCGGTCCGACCGGTGCCTACACGTTCCACGCGCTGAGCGCTGATGGCAAGGTGGCGGATGCTACAGCAATCAGCCCCTCACCGGCAGCGGTTACCGTAACGGTGCTGTCACGCGAGGGCGACGGCACCGCGTCTGATGAGCTACTGACCGCCGTGACAGACGCCCTCAATGATGAATCGGTGCGACCAGTGGCTGACCGGGTCACTGTACAGTCGGCCCACGTGGTGCCCTATTCAGTCACGGCTCGGTTATATCTCTACCCCGGCCCGGAAGCCGAGCCGATACGCCAGGCGGCGGAAGCCAGGTTAATCGCATACATCAACGCCCAGCGGCGACTCGGCCGCGATATACGCCGCTCTGCACTCTATGCCGCGCTGCACGTCGAGGGAGTGCAGCGGGTAGAACTGGATTCACCGCCGATGGATGTGGTGCTGGACGATACCCAGGCCGCCTACTGCACCGGCTATCAGGTCACCATCGGGGGTAATGATGAATAACAGCCTGTTACCGCCGGGGTCATCTGCGCTTGAACGCCGTCTGGCGGCGGCCTGCGGTGATATCAGTGCGCTGTCGGTGCCTATCCGTCAGGTATGGAACCCCGATACCTGCCCGGTGTCGTTTCTGCCGTATCTGGCGTGGGCGTTTTCTGTTGACCGCTGGGATGAGAACTGGCCGGAGGCCGTGAAACGTCAGGTGATCAAGGATGCGTTTTTTATCCACCGCCATAAAGGCACTCTGTCAGCACTGCGCCGGGTGGTGGAGCCGTTCGGCTATCTGATCCGCATTACAGAGTGGTGGCAGGCTGGCGGCACGCCCGGTACCTTCCGGCTGGATATCGGCGTGCAGAACAGCGGCATTACCGAAGAAACCTATCTGGAGCTGGAGCGGCTGATCGCCGATGCCAAGCCGGTAAGCCGCCACCTCTTGGGGCTGGCTATCCACCTTGATAGTCAGGGGGCAATGCCAATCCGCGCCGGGCAATACAGCGGTGATGCCCTGACTGTCTATCCCTGCTTTCCTGAAACGATTACCACCGCCGGTGCGGAAATCCACGCAGCGGCGGTACATCTGTCTGACAATGTGAGCGTGACCGCATGACAACAAAATATTTCGCACTGCTGACGGCTAAAGGCGCGGCACTGCTGGCAAACGCAACCGCGCTCGGGCGACAGTTGCAAATTACCCAGATGGCACTGGGCGACGGCGGCGGCGCGCTGCCGACCCCCGACCCGGCACAGACCCGGCTGACGAACGAACGGCGCCGCGCCCCGCTAAATTCCTTGAGCGTTGACCCGGCCAACACCAACCAGATTATTGCCGAACAGGTGATTCCTGAAGACGAGGGGGGCTGGTGGATTCGGGAAATTGGTCTGTATGACGCCGCGGGTAACCTGATCGCCGTCGCAAACTGCCCGGAAACCTATAAGCCGCAGCTACAGGAAGGCTCCGGCCGGGTGCAGACGGTGCGCATGATTTTGATTGTCAGCAGCACTGACGCGGTAACGCTGAAAATCGACCCGTCGGTGGTGCTGGCAACGCGTGCGTATACCGATGCTAAAGCTGCTGAGACGAAAGCCTACATTGATGATCGGGCCGAAAACACTAAGGGAGATGCAAAGAACTATACAGACGCAAAGACAGGCAGTGTTGAAATCGAAGTAAAGGCCCATGCTGACAATCTGATGATGATGCATGTATCTGCTGCAAACCCTCACCCGCAGTATGCGCCGATTGCCAGCCCTAGTTTTATTCGCGGGATCTCAGTTGTCGCCGACGGCGCATCTGCGTTGTTGATGAGGAATGAAACGGTCAAAGACATTGGATTGATGATGCAATCGCAATCCGGCGCACCGTTACTGCAATTGCTATATCAGTTGTCGTCACACAGCGTGCAGATGCGTAACGCAGCTGCAAACTCAGCACTGGTTATGTATGACTCGGGCGATATCAGCATTGCCCCGCCCGCTGGTCATGCCACGTATGTGTCGAGCCATCTGATTTTGAACGCTCCCGCGGGCGGAGATAACAGCGACAGTGCCATTACATCAGCATGGTTTGGGGCAGAACTGGCGGGCATTCCGCTGCCGTGGCCGGGTGCGATTGCTCCGACCGGTTGGCTCAAGTGCAACGGCCAGCCGTTCGACAGGAATCGTTATCCACGGCTGGCACAGCTCTATCCATCAGGCATGTTGCCGGATCTGCGTGGTGAATTTATTCGTGGCTGGGATGATGGGAGGGGGGTGGATTCAGGGCGCGGTATACTAACGGCTCAGTCACAGAGTATTCAGCCGTTCAATGTTGGAATTAGGTATTCGATAACGAGAATTACCGGTGGTGACACGCCAATAAATGCTGTCGACGGAAACGGCGTTAATACTGCATACACAACAACATTTCCAGGTGACGAAACGCGCCCCCGAAATATCGCCTTTAACTACATAGTGAGAGCTGCATAACATGGCTGAACAAATCATTACTGAACTGGATGAAAACGGCCTGGCTGTCGATGCGGGATGGATTACGGTTTATCACGCCGATCACGTTACCCGTGAGTACACGTGCAAAAGCGAGGAGTTTTTGATGCGCGGAACGGGTATCCCTGCTGACAGTTATACTGACGTTCCCCCCTCAGCAGTAGCGGGGTATGCCATTCGCCGACGGGCAGATGGCAGCGCATGGGAAACTGTGGCGGATTATCGCGGGCAGACTGCATACCGCACGACTAATGGCCAGGCACAAACCGTGACGGCACTCGGTGAGTTACCTGATGACCTCACGCTACTGGCGCCATCGACTGAGTTCGACAAGTGGAACGGTGAACAATGGGTAACGGATGTTGCAGCCCAGCAGGCGGCCGCAGTGGCAGCGGCGCAACAGGAACAGGCTGCACGAAAAGCAACGGCCACGGCGCGCATTACTGAACTGAGTTACGCTGTAGAGCTGGGGATAGCAACAGATGTGGAGCAGGCAGCAATGACGGAATGGAAAACCTATCTGGTGCAATTAAGCCGCATTGATACATCCGCCGCCCCAGATATCGACTGGCCCACGCCCCCGGAAAAATAACCCTGCATTGTACCATCGCTGACACAAGGCGTAATGAATGCGCGGTTGTGTCAGTCATTACACCATAGCAGACACCCAATTACGGAGGCTGCTATGGCAACTGACTATCATCACGGTGTGCGTGTCACCGAAATTAACGACGGCACGCGCACTATCACCACTGTATCGACGGCCATCGTCGGGCTGGTCTGTACCGCTGACGACGCCGACGCGGCAACCTTTCCCCTCAACAAACCAGTGCTAATCACCGATGTGCTAACGGCCAGCGGTAAAGCGGGTGAATCCGGCACGCTGGCACGCTCGTTGGATGCCATTGCCGATCAGGCTAAGCCCGTTACCGTTGTTGTGCGTGTGCCACAGGGCGAGAGCGAAGCGGAAACCACATCAAGCATCATTGGCGGCGTTACCGCCGACGGCAAGAAAACCGGCATGAAAGCCCTGCTGGCAGCGCAGGCACAGTTAGGCGTGAAGCCCCGTATTCTCGGTGTGCCAGGTCATGATAACAAGGCGGTGGCGGTTGAGCTGGCGAGCGTTGCGCAGAGCCTGCGTGCCTTCGCGTACGTCAGTGCCTACGGCTGCAAAACGGTGGCAGACGCCATCGCCTACCGGGGCAATTTTAGTCAGCGTGAACTGATGGTGATCTGGCCGGATTTTGTAGCCTGGGATACCGCCACAGATGCCGAGGCGACTGCCTGGGCGACTGCTCGCGCACTCGGCCTGCGTGCAAAAATCGACGAGCAAACCGGCTGGCATAAAACCCTGTCTAACGTCGGCGTGAACGGCGTCACCGGCCTGTCGGCAGACGTGTTCTGGGATTTGCAAGACCCGGCCACGGATGCGGGGCTGTTGAACCAGAACGCCGTGACCACCTTAATCCGCAAAGATGGCTTTCGCTTCTGGGGCAGTCGCACCTGTTCAGATGATCCGCTGTTCGCCTTTGAATCGTACACCCGCACCGCGCAGGTGCTGGCCGATACGATGGCCGACGCGCACATGTGGGCAGTCGATAAGCCGCTCACCCCCTCATTGGCCCGCGACATTATTGAAGGCATCCGCGCCAAGCTGCGCGAGCTGGTTGCACAGGGCTACCTGCTGGGCGGTGACTGCTGGATTGATGAAAGCGTGAACAGCAAAGACACGCTGAAAGCGGGAAAACTCGCCATTGATTACAACTACACGCCGGTACCACCGCTGGAAAACCTGCTGTTACGCCAGCGTATCACCGACACCTACCTGATGGACTTCACCGGCCAGGTGAGCGGCTAAGGGGCTGAAACATGGCATTACCACGCACACTGAAATACCTGAACCTGTTCAATGACGGGAACAACTTTATGGGGGTGGTCGAGTCGTTCACGCCGCCCAAACTGACCCGCAAACTGGAGAAATTCCGTGGCGGCGGCATGTCCGGCACGGTCGATATCGATATGGGGCTGGATGATGGCGCTCTGGAATGTGAATGGCAGATTGGCGGCTGGGAGCCGCTGATCTTCAAGCAACTTGGCACGGCAAAAGCCGATGGCGTGCAACTTCGCTTTACTGGCTCTATCCAGCGTGACGACACCGGCGAAGTACAGGCGGTAGAGATTGTGCTGCGCGGCCGTCACAAAGAAGTCGACAGCGGCGAAGCCAAGCAGGGCGAAAAGACCACCACCAAAATTTCTACGGTCTGCACTTACTACAAGCTGACCATCAACGGCGACGTGCTGGCCGAGATCGACATTCTCAACATGATTGAAAACATCGGTGGTGAGGACCGGCTAGCCGAACACCGATCCGCCATCGGGCTGTAATGCGCTGCAGCACAGACGGTGTTGTCTGTACGGCCACTGACATTTTTTATCGGAGAAACACATGCAGGAACTGAACACTGAAAAGGCCGTCACGCTCGATAGTCCGCTGAAACGCGGTGAGGCAGTGATTGAATCTATTACCGTTCGCAAGCCCACATCCGGCGCGCTGCGCGGCGTGCGCCTTCAGGCGCTGATGGAGTTGGACGTCAACGCGGTGATGGTTGTACTGCCCCGCGTCACCACTCCGGCGCTGACGGCAGCCGAGGTGCTGGAGCTGGACCCGGCCGACCTGGTGGCGCTGTCTGTTGAGGTGGTCACTTTTTTGTTGCCGAAGTCGGCCCGGCAGGATTCCCCACTGAGCTGACTATAGAGGATTTGGTGGCAGACATCGCCACCGTGTTTCACTGGCCGCCTGCCGTCACTGAGGGGATGTCATTAACCGAAGTGCTGACATGGCGGCATAAAGCCATATTGAGAAGCGGAGCCGGTGATGAGTAATAGCAGTCTGCGTCTGCAAGTCGTTTTAGATGCGGTAGACAAGCTGACCCGGCCGTTGCGTCAGGCACAGGCGGGTAGCAAAGGGCTATCCGCTGCCATCAAAGCAAGTCAGGCCCGTTTGAAAGAGCTGGACACGCAAGCCACTCGGATTGATGGCTTTCGTAAAGCCAGTAAGCAGGCCGCCGTAGTCAGCAACAGCCTGAAAGGTGCCCGTGAAGAGGCGGCTCGTCTGGCAACGCAATTCGCCGCTACCGAACGCCCCACCGCCCAACAGGCACGCCTGCTGCAACAAGCCAAAGAGCGGGTTAACGAACTACAGGACAAATACAACGGCCTGCGCGTATCCGTGCAACGCCAGCGTGAGGCACTGAACGCATCAGGTATCGACACCAAAAAGCTAAGCGATGCCCAGCGGCAATTGCGCAGTGAAGCACAGGCGGTGACAGACTCCCTACAGCGGCAGCAACAAGCGCTGAAACGACTGGGAGAACGCCAGCAGAAGCTGAACGCGATTAAATCACGGCATGAAAAAACGCTGGAGGCCCGTAACAAGCTGGCCGGTACTGGTGGAACGATGGTAGCGACCGGCATCGCCACCGCTGCCCCGATGATTGCGCCGATCAAGGCGTATGCAGATTCAGAAGATGCCGCCACACAATTGGCTGGCGCCATGATGGGGCCGGGGGCCAAGGTGTCAGCGGAGTTTGAGAAGATCAATACGTTGGCCGTGTCGCTGGGCGACAGGTTACCCGGTACAACGGCAGATTTTCAGAACATGATGACCATGCTGCGCCGTCAGGGGCTATCCGCACAAAGTATTCTCGGCGGTACTGGTGAGGCAGCGGCCTATCTGGGCGTGCAGTTGAAGATGGCACCCACCGAGGCGGCAGAGTTTGCTGCCAAGATGCAGGATGCCACCGGCACAGCCGAAAAAGACATGATGCCGCTGATGGATATCATCCAGAAGGGATTTTACGCCGGTGTGGATCCGACCAACATGCTAGGCGGTTTTGCCAAGATTGGCAGCGCCATGTCAGTCATTGAGAAAAAAGGCATTGATGCTGCTAAAGCCTTTGCTCCTCTGCTGGTTATGGCCGATCAACAAGGCATGGAAGGCGGCTCAGCAGGTAACGCCTACCGCAAGGTTTTTCAGGCTGGCCTGAAGGTGGATAAGGTCGCTGACGCGAATGACATCCTTAAAGAGTCGGGCTTTAAGGGCGTTAAGCTGGATTTCACCAATGGTAAAGGGCACTTTGGCGGCATTGAGAAGATGTACGCCCAGTTTGCAAAATTAGCGACATTACAAAAGAACAACCCAGTAAAAGCGCAGGAGGTCATCTCTACAATTTTTGGTGATGATGCAGAAGTGGCGCAAGTCGTTAATAACATGATTGAAAAAGGTATTGACGGCTATAGGGAAACCCAGGCCAAGCTGGAGCAACAGGCATCACTGCGTGAGCGCGTAGACGCGCAATTACAGACGCTGGGCAATAAGTGGGATGCTGCCACCGGCTCATTTACCAACGCAATGGCAAGCATTGGCGCGACAGTTGCCCCAGACCTGAAACGGTTAATTGACGAACTGGGCGAGATGGCCGGGGCGCTGAACGACTTTGTGAAAACCCACCCGGTACTTGTCGGCAACCTGTTTAAACTCGCAGCGGGTTTTGCCATCACTGCTACAGCGGTTGGTATCCTTTTCGTGGTAGTTGCCTCAGTAATGGGGCCGCTATCACTGCTGAGAATGAGTCTGGGGATGTTGGGCTTGCAATTACCCACACTGGGCGGTGTCGTGGCACGTTTTGCTGGCTTGTTTGGTGGCACCGGTTCTGTGTTCACGATGTTGGGCCGCGTACTGCTGTGGCTAGTAGCCTCACCATTTGCGCTATTACGCACAGCACTGATGTTTGTAGGCACATTCATTGGGGTATTACTCAGTCCTGTTGCGCTATTTATGGCGGCAGTTGTTGCTGTCGGGGTCGCAATTTACCAGCACTGGGAGCCGATCAACGCGTTCCTGGCCGGTGTAGTCGAAGGGTTCCAGGCAGCGGCTGCACCGATTGTGGCGGCGTTTGAGCCGCTAAAACCGGTGTTTGCATGGGTGAGTGAGAAGGTTCAGTCGCTGTGGAAGGGATTTACCGACCTACTGGAGCCGGTGAAGTGGTCCGCTGCTGAGTTGAATAATGCCGCAGCAATGGGCCATAAATTCGGGGAGTTCCTGGCCGATGGGCTGAGCAAGGTCATGCATCCGCTGGACTCACTGAAATCCGGGGTGTCCTGGCTGCTTGAAAAGCTGGGCGTGGTCAAAACTGAGTCGGACAAGCTGCCATCAGCCGATGTGATCCAAAAAGCGCAGGATGCCAAAGCCGCGGCGGCCGTTCCGGTTAACCCCACCAATGCAACCCCCTGGGGCGCGCCGCCGGTCTACAGCCCCTTTGCAGGCATGTATGACAGCGGCGGGATTATTCCTGCTGGTCAGTTCGGCATAGTCGGGGAGAACGGCCCGGAGATCGTCAACGGCCCGGCGCGCATCACCAGCCGCCGCCGCACCGCAGCACTGGCGGCCGCCGTTCTGGGTGCCGCCGCCTCGCCACTCGTTGCACAGCCCATGCATCCATTCAGCCTGCCAGCCAGTCAGTACAGCAGTGCTGGACAGGCATACTCTGCCGGGCGGTTAGCCACCGCCGCTCCGGTTACCGTTAATGCACCCATTTCGATTTATACCCAGCCAGGCCAGAACGCGACGGATATCGCCCGCGAAGTTGCCCGCCAACTGGATGAACGGGAGCGCCGTGCCAGGGCGAAATCACGCAGCAATTACAGCGATCAAGGGGGAATTGGATGATCAACATCAATTTGAGCGTCAGCGTCATGATGGCGCTGGGCCTGTTCGTGTTTGGCCTGCAAACCGTGCCATATCAGGAGTTACAGCGTCAGCGTAACTGGCGACATGTGACTAACAGCCGCATCGGCCAGCGCCCCGCCTGGCAGTTTATCGGGCCAGATGCTGACACGCTGACGCTGCAAGGCGTGCTGCTGCCTGAAATCACCGGTGGCCGCTTATCGTTATTGATGCTGGAGAAGATGGCGGAAAGCGGTAAAGCGTGGCCGCTGATAGAAGGCACCGGCACCATTTACGGCATGTATGTGATTGAGAGCCTGAACGAAACCCGAAACATGTTCTTTTTCAACGGCAGCGCCCGGCGCATTGAGTTCACCGTCACCTTAAAACGAGTAGACGGTGGTTTCGGTGATGTAACCGGCAGCCTGTCCGAACAGTGGGCATCCTTGCAAGACAGTGCGACAGGGTACGCAGATAAAGTGACTACCGCCGCCGGAAAGGCAATTGATACCGTGAAGGGGGTATTTTCATGAGTCTGCTGACACAGATGAGCACAGGGCAAGCATCCGTACCGGATTACCGTATCACCATTAGCGGTAAGGATGTGACCGAAACGCTGGATAAGCGGTTGATGTCATTAACTATCACCGATAACCGGGGCTTTGAGGCCGATCAGCTTGATTTGGAGCTGGACGATGCAGACGGGCAATTAATGCTGCCGCGACGTGGCGCTCAAATCACCGTTTTTCTCGGCTGGAAAGGCTATTCACTGACGAAGAAAGGCACATTCGTGGTGGATGAGATTGAACACAGCGGCGCGCCGGACCGGCTGACAGTACGGGCAAGAAGTGCGGATTTCCGTCAATCACTGAACATCAAACGGGAAAAGTCATGGCATCAAACTACCGTTGGTGAAATCGTCCGGGAGATTGCCACACGGCACAAACTGACTGCCGCACTGGATGAGGCAATGGCGGCCCAACAAGTTGATCATATCGACCAGACTAATGAGTCTGACTGTTCTTTTCTGATGCGCCTGGCGAAAGAGCATGGCGCGATCGCAGCCGTAAAGGATGGGCGATTACTGTTTTTGCGTCAGGGCCAGGGAAAAACGGCCAGCGGAAAACCACTCCCGGCCGCGATTATTACCCGTGATGATGGCGATAGCCACCGCTTTACCCTGGCTGACCGAGGCGCTTATACCGGGGTGGTTGCCCACTGGCTAGACACCAGAGAAGCGAAGAAAAAGAAAGAAGTGAAAGTAAAGCGACGTCGGCGGCGGCGTCGAGCGTCAACGAAGAAGAAAAAAGAGCCAGACCCTAAACAGGGAGAATACTTACTCGGTACTGATGAAAACGTCTTGGTATTGAGCCGTACTTATCCCACTAAAAAATTTGCTGAACGGTGGGCAAAGTCATATTGGGAAAAATTACAACGAGGAGTAGCGAGCTTCTCTATCGACCTGGCACGTGGCCGTGAAGATCTGTTTCCAGAGCTACCAGTCAAAGTTAGTGGCTTTAAAAGAGAGATTGACCAGGCGGATTGGACTATCACAACCGTTACACATTCATTGAATGACCGAGGTTTTGTCACATCACTTGAGCTGGAAGTCAAGATTGACGGATTGGATATGCAATAACCACTATTCAAAATTGTGAACTTTAAATAGAATATTGTGAATATAACAAAGAGGATAGCTACTATGATGAGATGCCCATTGTGCCATCACGCAGCACATACCCGCTCAAGTCACGAAGTTACATCGCATACGAAAGAACGCTATAACCAATGCACAAATATCAACTGCGGTCATACCTTTATTACGATGGAAACGTTTATACGTTCAATCGTTGTTCCTGCCAGCATTAATTCCGTACCACAGCATCCGAAAGCAAACGGACAAACTGTCCTGAATTTTTAA